ACTTGGCACCCTGCCATGCAAATCCATCTGGACCTGCAATCAGTGACGCATGGAACGAAGTCTTACCCGTATTAGGACGGGCACCTACCTCGACCAAGTGACCAGCGTTGATGCCTTCCACCTTGCGTGTCAGCGTAGGAATGTTGAAGTGCCAACGTGCTTCCAGATCATTCATAGCCATGATGGTATCAAGTGAGATGTCTTCCCACTCGACATTCAGGTTGGGAGTGAAGTCATCACCATACTGCTCAAGCAGAATACGCAAAGGCTCAAGGCTACCCTTGCTGCCATTCACATAATCAAAGCCAAGGTTGGCAATGTCTTCGCCAACAACTTGCTGAAACAGCTTGGACAATACCTCTTGTGCAATGTCACTGCCCATAGGCTGTTCTTTTTTAATCTGATTGAACAGGGAACTGTAGGCTTGCTTCTGTGCAGTAGTCATTGTCGGATTGTTCGACATGAACAATGCTTCAATCTCGTCAGGTGTAACAGTGCGACTGTAGCGATCCATCGCTGCGTCAATAGTCTGCTTGATCTTGCGAACATCCTTGCTGAACAGACGATCAGGGCAACGTGCACCCCGGTGATCGTCATAGAATGTTTTGTCCATCAAGCTACGGACCAATGATAATTCCATGTCAGGCTCCTAGTGTTGTAAGGTTTTCAATGTCGGTAGGGTTACGATACTTCAGGTCATCGTGTAGTCGCAGCACTTTCACTGTGTCTACATAACCTCTTAACTCTTTCGCAAATTGCAGTGTCTTCGGGAGTGCGTCAGGGTCAAGTGCAATCACTGCTGTTGAGAACTGTGCAAGATGCCTCTTGTGATAATCAGATAGTGATGTGCCCAACACTGCTATCCCGACATACACATCACCACCTACAATAGCGGCACTCACACAGTCCTCAACAACAACCGCAGTTTTACCATGCCCCCACGAGTATGGCAAGCTGCTTTTTCCATAGCGTTTCCACTTAGGTAAGCGGTGTGACAATGATCTACCAGTAGCATCCACCATCACACTGCCTTGCATGACAGGGAACACAACTCTGTTCTCCTTCACATCATACAACAAGCCCAGTTCGTCAGCATCCAACTCCCACTGATCGCAGAAGGATGCGATGCTATCGTTATCTTTCACAAGCCACTCAGGCTTATCGAATGACACAGAGTGTGTCTCTTCTGCAACACTACCAAGAGACTTACGAATATCCTCACTGGTAAGACGCACTCTCGTGCCACCACTAAGAGTGCAGCTAGCTTTGTAGCAGTTCCATACAAGAGAACCCATGTTGTTCGTCACAGTAAAGGTCTTGTATCCTCCACATGAAGGACAGTTAAGACGCTTAGTCTCACCATTACTTAGTGATAGATCATTTATATATTCTCTTATATTCATTGTATATCACTTTCAATGTTACTCACATACGCTCGATTTTACAGATACGTTTCTGCGTGTCAAGGCATTATTCGCACTGTCGAAGGTATGCTTCATGTATGGTCGCACAGATGCAACATGATTGTGTCCAGTCACCGACATGATCTGTGGCAATGGCACACCTTTGTCAACCATCTGTGTCACTCCTGTTCTACGTAAGTCCATAAGCCGTAGCTCTTCAGGTAGATCAGCCTCTCGCATGATACGTCTACCTACTTTCGATAGACGCTCCATACGATAGGGTGTGAACACTCCACGTTCAGGCTTAGGATATGGTGCAACATACTTCTGAAAACCAAAGTCAGCTTTCTGCTGTGACAGCATATAGTGCAAGTCATCTGAGATAGGCAGAAAAACTTCTGCTCTACGCTTGCTTTGTTCCAGATGCAGTTGCCTCTCATCCAAGTCTATGTTATCCCATGTGAGCATCCTCATGTCACCCAAGCGTTGGCACCACTCGTATGCCATGTGTATTATGATTCCCACGTTACGATAGTCAAAACTAGAATAAGCAACATCAAGGAAAGCGATAACATGTTCATGCTCCCACACTACTTTGCGCTGCTTAGGCTGCTTGCGCTTTATGTTTCCGAATGGATTCACGAAGGCTTCTTCCATCGTGATCGCATAGTTATACACTCGACTAGCAGAGGTAGCCACGTGATTCGCAAAGCTGACACCCCGCTTCACCCATTCCTCATACACCTGCTTTGCAACCTTAGATGTAACAGACTGATACTTTCTGGTGCCAAGCTTGTCACATAATTCAGTGAGACAATACCTGTAATCTGCTTTAGTTGTCTCACGTAACATGTTGAAATCATTAGACTGATAATAGAACTCGACAAGATCAGACACAGTGCTGCTGTTGTTCAGCTTAACAATCTGTGATTGAACATCACGATACTGATCGATGGCATCGTTATACTGTCGTGCAAGCTTACGCATCTCACGAACATCACTTGGCATCTCGCCACGAGTCACAAGCCCTGCGTCTACCCACTTCTGTGGTGGGTTGTAACGGAAAGAGATGTCACCCGAAGGTGACACCCGTCGTTGCACATAGCGTGGCAGCTTTACCATTACGCTGCTTCCAGCATCTTGAAGCGATCATCACTGATCCACTTGCTCACCTCTTGCTCACGTGACCACATGCTGATTGCCTGTGTGTCGTTGCCAGTGTTACGCAGATTGAAACCATTGCGTTCATCTGCATACGATGCATAGTTCGTGAAGGCACTATACAATGCCCACTTGTTGTGACCACGCACTGCTGCCTCTTGCATATACAGGCCATACATGCGCTCAGCTTTGCGCTGAGAGCCAAGCATCTCTTCAAGCAGTGACGATACGTTCACATACTTGAGGTCAGTCTGTGCCCACACCTGCAACTCCTGCGTCTGCTTCTTGAAGTCAGACTGTGCACGATTCAGTTCGTAGATGAAGCTCTCCATCGTGAAGTTGGCAGTGTTCTTACGCCGCACCTTGTCATAGTCGCCACGGATCATGCCATTGGTGCAGAAGAAATCGATCTGCCCAAAGAACACTTGGTTGCTGCACGTGCCATCAATGCCATGCAATGAGATGATGCGCTGCGCCACCTCAGTCTCGTGCTTGTCAGTCGCAATGACAGACTTAGTGTTAGGAAAGGTTACGTCCATCATAGTCCATGCACCATTACGTGCAGTGCGCCACTTGAACTTGGCAGTGCTGATCGCATCATCACCTAGTTCTTCCGTGAGTGTATCCACAACACCACTATAAAAGTCACGATGATTAGCGCAGTTAAACTTGTGTCCGACAATTCCAAGGTATTCTCCAGTCTTGCTGTTGATGACATACTTCTTGTCATTCACTTTGGTTTCTTCGAAAGCCACATCGAAGTCGAGGTATTCGGGGATCATGTCAAAAGCCATATCGGTTCTCCTTTGGTTTACGTTTGGCAACTGTGCCATAGTTATGTAGATAGTTCAACACTAAACTAATACGAATAGAACTTGTGTGTCCCATATGTAACAGTGTGGTTGAACTCTTCTGCCCAGTATGGGCTGACATAGTTAGCATGATAGAACAGTGCACCATCCGTAATGTCATCCACTATTCCATCAAGCACATCACGAGCGATTAGCTGGGCCTCTTCCCATGCTCGTGTGTTAGCGGGTCGTTCAGGTTTACCATCACAATACCAACTAAACTGACATTGATGTAGTTCAGTGCTACGTCTCTGCTTCACAACTTCACACACAGTGTCAGGAAAATTGTCGTGCTCCACACGATTCATCACAACCTGTGCAACGGCATACTTGCCCATCATGCCTTCACCACGTGCTTCATAATACACATTCATGGCTAAGCATATAAGTGCTGTGTTAAGTAACATAGTCCTTGTCCTCAAACCATTCTGGCACAGGTCTGCTAGACCATACCATGTGGAAGCGTTGTTGCTTAGTCTTATAGAACTTGCGGTAACTTTCAACAGGCCACGGCTCATGTGATCTAAGATGCACATGTTCTCCAAAACACTCAGGGTGATCTGTCATGCCTACATCATCAAGCATCCATGTCGCATCAGACAGTGCAGGCAACAGCCGCTCTGACGCATGGTATTTGCCGTAGCGATATGTGTATTCATGTAGCATAGCACGAAACAGATGCAGGGAATACAGGTAGTTTGAACGAGACATGCCAGCCCACAGTGTGCAGGGATGGTTCTTATGTGCTACACGATACAGGCCATACTTGTCTGCATAGTCAGGGTCAAGCTGACGCACTACAGTAGACAGCATCTGTGCCTCTTCCAGCGGCATCTTAACTACGTGCTTGTCACACAGTGACTGTGCGATAGCCTCTGGTGTGTGGTCAATAATAAATCGGTTCATCTGCATTGCTCCGGTTAGGTCCAACGTTGGACTTAGTTTGCTTCTCATACACAACATCCTTACGCACTCGCCAATACACCCAGCTTAACTGGCAGTGATGGCGTTCACGAAACACATAACGTGCAAAGAAATCTATAATCGGAACAAGGTTGAACTTGCCTTCACGTTTCCACCCGTAGTTACGGGCACTGAATGTCTGATTGCTAGGACCAAATGTGATCACATTGAATAGCACAGACAGGGCTATGCATATTCGCTTTAGGTAATCGATCAAGGTTCTTCCATTCATCGCAGGGATCATCCTCAGTTAATTGCCATTGGTGCTTCATAGATGTAGTCATACTCTTCATATTCCTCTGCTTCATACTCAGCCACAGACACAAGATCAATGTGCACAGCTTCAGGATAGTTGTGCCTAGCCAGCATGAAGGCAAAGTGAGTGGCAGTTTTCCAATCTTCAATCGATGGGTAAGTGTCATCCAGTTGAATGACACTCTCCACACCATCGACTTCAAGTGTAATTTCGTAAGCGTTAATTATCATATCATTCATCCTCATCTTCACTGATGTATTCCAGATGATTAAAGTATTCATCCTCCAGATTCCAAGTGTCAATAACGTCCTGTGGAATATCCTCTCGCCATGACGTATCGTTGAAGTCAATTTCATAGAAGCAATCTTCACTGTCTGCATACACACCAGCAAACCACATGCCGGGTTCGTAATAGTATGCAGTCACAGAGATGCCAAGACGTTCCTCACCTTTCATGTAGGCACCGATAGGTGGAGACCACGCAGAGTCAAAGCTAAGTGTCAGTTCCTGTGTCTCAGGATTAAGTTCCCAATCCACAGCGGACACATCCCACTTGGTTCCCCATGTTTCCACGGCAGTGCCATACTCCCACTCACCAATAGGTGCTAGGTATTCCAGTAGGCGGTTCTCCTTCACCGCCTCTGCAATGGCTTCCAGTGTGGCGTAGTCGCCAGTGATTGTGGCAGTGTTCATGCACCAGTTAGGCATAGTGTCTCTCCTTATCCAGCAAAGTGAAACAGCTTACGCTGCGACTTGGGGTTACGTTCAACATACAAGCTGAACTTGCCAACGTGATGTGCGGTCATGC